AAGCTATAAGATTATGACACGTAAAGAAGAAAAAGTATTTGGTTAAGACATGTTTGTATTAACCTTTTTTCCTATCTTAAAACGAATGTGTAGTTATACACATTCGTTTTGTATTTACAAATATTGTAATTCTATCATCAAGTTTTAAAATCGCCAAGTTCAAACTTTATGTTTCCCTAGAGCATGACTAGTCACTTACCACTGCCACAAATCATAACTTATCCCAGCACCCACATAGAATCCGCCTGGATACTCATACCCAACCTGCGCCCCTAATCCCCAACGCTTCTTCTTCGATTTGATGGGAACCGGATGATAGATATCATTCGTTACCGTCTGATAAACAGTTCTTGGATATACAGTCATACTATCCATCCGAGGGTCTACATATCCGCTCACCACCGCACGATACAGACTATCTTCATACACAACCCGTTTGCGATGAAGCAAGGTATCACCTATCCGTATAGTATCATTCGGCAATATCTGCCAAAAGACGGCTATCGGTGCAGAGATAAGAACCGTATCAAGTTTGACAACCGTCTGTACCTTCGTCTCGGTACGGATTTCCGCCGGCAAAGGCTCATGCGGACGGAACCACGCCGCCACACAAGCGATAGCCAGCAATACGACCAATATCCAGGGCAGTTGTTTCATGGTCGTATCACAACGTTACGTAAGAAATTGCTGAACTCGCTCCGCACATCGAAGCAAGGGCATGCCTTGATGTATTCAGACGGTTCAACCTCTCCACTGCCGTCCAAATCGGGTGAGGTGTCTCGATGACCGAGCAGCTCTATAATCGGATATTCCTTGCAGAGCTTCGCCACCAAATTACGCAAAGCATTCTTCTGGGCTTCCGTACGGGTATCAGCCGGCTTACCGTTAGCATCCAACCCGCCGATATAGCAGATACCGATACTGTGTTTGTTGTACGACAAACCGGAGAAACCTTTCGTATTACAGTGCGCCCCGTCGATTGACAACGGGCGGCCACTCTCTACCGTTCCGTCAAGGTCTATCACAAAGTTGTAGCCAATCTGATTAAAGCCGCGTGCCCGGTGCATACGGTCGATATCTTTGGCACGTAAATCCTGCCCGGCTTTCGTGGCCGAACAATGAATGATAATAGCATCAATAGTTGTCATTCTTTTTTGATTTTACATAAATATTCGTTATATTTGCAATTCGCCTTTGTTAAACTTTAAGTTGTGTCAAATTTAAAGGCGGAAGGGAGCTGTTGGGAAACACCTTCCTTCCATGCATCAGTAATCACTTGGCGGCTTTCGTCCCCCGCATCCTCGAACATCACACCGTTTCATTTCAGCCTCCTTCAGTTTTAATTCTGTCTCATGCCGTTTATGAACTTCGTCCAGATGGGCACTTTGCGACTGGCGCAGCTCGGCATACAAACCGTCTATTTTCGTATCACGTTGTGCTATCCGTTCTTCCAACCAGGCAATTTGTTTGCGCTCATTCTCATTCTCCATAGCATCGGCAGAAGCATCCTCTTTACGGGCGTCCGTCTTTCGGGACATCCACCATTTTAAAAGCTGTTTGATTCCCTCGATACCACCTAATGCGGTAATCAAGATTACCCAGTCATTCACATTCATAGCAGCAGACAAAAAACGGTAAGATAAACACTCAGGAAAAGGCTGCACTCTACCCAGAACATAGGCCTTTGGTAGCGGTATGTCAAATAAATACAGGAAGCGGACAGTAGCAAAGGAAACAGCCAATACCCCGCCAGGCATATCCAAGCCAACGAAGCCACACCGCAAACTCCGGTAGCGATATAATGTACCTTGCCTTCAAGCTCCAACTTAAAGCAGGGCGCAGCGCCTACAAAAATAAGCCCGGCGCCGGAAAGGAAAGCGAGAAACTGTATCTCCACAGGAGACACATCCAGCCATGCGGGGAGAAGTAAAAAAGCCGGGACAATCATAGCCGCTTGGAACAGCCATTTGGGGCTACCCCGTTTATCAAGCTGATAATAAGTATCGCTCACACTCCAAGGAATTCCCTGCATGACACTGATAGCATATACGATATACGCTGCAATCAAAACTAAAGAAATCAACATACAAATCATAATTCCGAATTTTAATTTTATCCAAAATTATAATTCCTTATATTCAAATCGTCCTATTTATATCACATTTCACTGACATAAAATGTCAATATAAATACTACTGATTTTCTACCCTACTCTATCTTTTCATGTTTTTCTTATATTCCCCTTACATATATACTTCAGAAGCCTATATAAAGCCACCCATTTTCTATTTTTTGCCTTGAAAAGTAGTCTTAGTCCCGCAAGAACTTAGGAACATCGGGCTGAAGGTGTCATTCATCAATTCGGACGGCAAGGTAGAAACGTGGGAGTTCCAGGGCGGGACGTTCACTGATGTCGGCAGTTGGAAGCAGCAGGTACAAAGAACCGAAATTATGAAGTTGAAACAAGAAGACCTGTTACTGGAAGAAGCCAACAACACAAATGCCAAATTCATTTCAGATTGGGGCTGGCAGAAAGGAAATAGGGACTATGCTACGGGAGCATTCAAGGAAGGTCCTTACTTCGTCAGTGATATTGTAGATGTGGAAGGGGAATCTTTCGATTTCCAGACAGATAAGAATGCGGATTTTGTATGTTGTTACTCCACAGATAATGGTATGTCTTTCCGAAACAGTCAATGGCTCAACAATTATCATATTGCAGGATACACTCATGTCTTTATCATTCTCGCAGATTCCAAGAACCATTATACCGGACCTTCCAATACGAATGTCTATACAACTACACAACAGAAGTATTTCAAGAATGCAACGAAAGAAGACTTGGATAATTGTATTAAAGATTTGTCCGATAAAGTTTCTTTGTTCGACGGGCGAATAAAAGGGCTTGAGGTTGATGCTTACGGTGGAAACAAGGATGTTTCGATTCCATTTCCATTTAATCCTTGCCTGTTTGCCCAAAACGGCAGCGACCTTACTTCTGACGCCTATCCGGATGCTTACGCTACGGATTATCTGGATTTGACCATTTATGACCGTTTTGTGGTAAATGGTGCATGTATCCTTTCATTTCCCTATGGCGTGTTTTACGATGCCGACAGAAAGATTATAAAGACGATTTCGCCGGGTGGACAAAGTGTGGTCAGGCAATACCCGGAACTTGTTTTGGAACGTTCGGAATATCCGGACAATGCAAGATATGTCCGTTTTCATTCATACAGCAAGGTTGATGGCAAGCCCATAGAATATTCCTGTATTGGAAACAAAATCGTAGAAGGTTACGAGACTCACTTTGCCAGGCTGGAAAATAATTTTGGAAACATAACGTCTTATTCAGTTTTTAAAGAGATACATTGATATGGAGAGAATAATAGAGTTAAATCAAGAAGACAAAAGAGTATATCCACTCTCACATTCAGAAGGGGTGTTGCTCAGCAACACCAGTGAAATATCCTTATTTGAATCCATTTACGGGTTGAAAGATATGGTGAAGCTGTTCTCCGGCAGTGATATGACTGATTTCAGCAACACCACTTGGATAAAGGACACAGACGGAATCAAGGCTACCAATACCGGAAGCGGTAACTACCTCAAGATAGACAAGGATTATTTCTGTGACATCAGGCATGTCCGGATGAAACTATATTTAGGTTCTGACAACAGACTCATGCTTGCGTTTGCCTCAAAAGGTATAGGGAGAGGTGTTGTACCGAGTACATTCTATGTGGATATGTCCACTCAAAAGTTGGGTATGTATAAGTTGACAGGCCCGTTGGCGTATGCGGAAAGTGTATCCGATGAAATCTGGGGAGAAACCGGTTTCTCTGATAACTTTGGAAGCGGTGAATATATAATTGACATCATCAAGAACGGAAGGAGAAGTATTCTCCGGTTGACAAGCTATTTGTCCGGCAGAAGCTCTGAAATTATCTGTGACGATACAATCTGGTCGGTCGGCGCCCAGAACGGGCCTTTATATGTTTACCTTGATAAAGGCAGTGACATGCCGATTATTCGGTATATCGACATCTGCACATTAAAAGAACCGGATGTTGTATTCGTCGGAGACAGCATAACGGAAGGGTTCTGCGTAGAGGATTTACGCTATCGGGTTGCCGAACTGTTCAGAACTGAACATCCCAATCACAAGGTTATGATTGCCGCCCGTGGCGGGTGCACGATTGAAGCCATACTTCAACGCTTCAGCACGGAGTTTGACATATACAGACCTAAAAGGATAGTCGTCAATATCGGAGCCAACGGCGGTAACAGTACGGGACTGCTCAATACGTTGAAGCAACGGTGTGATGCCATTGGATGTAAATTGTATTTGTGTTACAATGTCTGTTATACGAGTGCGGTGGAAGAGAGAAAACACCAGTATGTGAATGCCATGATAGAAAACTGGTCGGCTGAGAATGGTGTAATAGGGGCAAGATACGACATAGCTACTGCTTTGGACAACAATCCGGTGAATGATGAATCACAACTTCCGGATGAGAGTCTGTTTTCCAGAAACACCCAACCGTACAATTTGCACCCGAATCAGGCCGGACAGATTGAGATGTACAGAAGGTTATCCATTGATTTACCTGATTTGTTTTATTGTATAGTAGGGTAATAAGTATTACCAGAATTATAATATAGTAAATTTGCATATCTTTTTTATTATTTCTATCTTGCAATCTCTATTTAATAAAATCACTATGGAAACAATTAACAAAAATAGCAGTATGCATGAACATGACATTGAGAGAATGAGTGAGGTCTTGTATCAACTTCATAAAAGTATTACTGACTTTAAAAAGGAAGAAACTATATTAAGCGACCATTCACTTAATGAAATAAAAAAGACAGAGGTGCATGCTCTATTATTGGCTGCCCGACTTGATGTTACTATCTGTTTCAATAAGATAGTATCTGCAACCAACAAATATGAAGGCTGCTTCTTTTTGAATATAGCTTTAATGAAAATGCATGAGATAATGAAATCTTTATTAGACATTATGACCAAAACAGACAGCCCATTATATTATAATCCACATCCTGAATCAAAAAAAGAAATAATACATATTTTAACAAAATGGAAAAAGGATTTTGAAAGATGGATAATTCCTAAACGCAACCATTCTACAGCACATTACCATAATAGTTTTTTTGATTATATAAATGATGGATATGCAGAAGTATCCCCGACTAAAAACCAAGAATGTTTTACTCTGTTCTATACTTATTTAAAAGATATTCTTACTAACATACATAAATATGACCCTTTAAACATAAACATTATCGAATCTGAAATAAAAGAGTTGGTAAACCGTTGTAGAAAATCATCCCAGCAAGACCAGTGTATATAAAATAAACGATTTCATACTTTGCTTTTCAGTCATCCCGGAATTTCACAGTCCGGGATGAATATATCCCTTTTCTAATCCTACAAAGATTTCAAAAAAGATTCATATTTATATGACAGATACCGATGTCCGTTGCTGTTGGATATATGTAATCCGTCACCATAAGCCTTTCCCGAACTGTTGTCCTGTTCTTTTTGCCAGCTTTGAGGAATATGGCTGCTGTCTTCTGTCAATACTTTATACAGGGCATTTTCATCTTTGACATAGAAGTGCATATTCTTGCCGATTTTAAAATTCTTTACTTGTGAAATAGTGGGAACTATTTCATGATAACCCATCAGCGCGTGCCGTTGGCAGTCATTGAACCAGCAGATATTGCTGTCTTTTACATTGTCAAAATACGGTATTGAATACAATGGACAAATCATCCTTATGGCCTTTGCAAAATCACCCCCTTCCACACGGCTCTCATCAAGGATATAAGTACCGTCCAAATCATTTCTTGTTTGATAGGCCCATGGAGTTATGAAACCAATCTTGGCATTCGGGAATAACTCATACATATATTCTATCATCCATTTCAATGCGCCACAGATAGTAAAGGTTTCATCATTGCTGTCGATGGTTGTGGGCATCGCACTTAATTTGGGACTGGTCTCATCTCCAAGAGCGGATATAACGACATTGTTTTTATCCTTTAATCTTGCTCCATTTGTTCCTGTAAATACAATCAGATAATCTATATCCCTGTCAAGACGTTCCAACTGCTTCATTGCCGAGTTCTGGTCAGAGATGTCTCCAAAAACAACAGAGCCGCTTACACCTTGATTGTTTAAAATAGCACCGGTCCTTTTGCATATCATTTCACTCCAATGCCCGGAACTTTTTCCCATGATACTGTATTCAGCCCTGTCTTGTTCTTCCTTTGCCCAGGTGACATCCGGAAATGGAGAGATAGATTCGGAGTCACCAATAACTCCTATTTTTCTTCCGGAGAGGAAACTGTTGCCGGATATTGTTTTAATAGCATATACATCATATGCGAAAGTGAAAAAACCACCTTTATTTGAAGATGGCACATTGTCATCAGAGAATGATGGTTCCGCAGAAAAATCTTCTCCTATCGAACTTGCCAATTTACCGCCATTATACCCCGTATTTCCTTTAAAGGGAGAGCCACCCCAATAAAGGGTTCCACCTACCGTTATGACAATCGGTATTTGTTCTGGTTCTAATAGGAAATCGGTTTCAATTGTATTTACGGTATTCGGGAGTATTTTTTGCTGATAAAAATTAGCTTCAGAAACAATTGCTATTTTATTTCCCGCCCTTTTTTCCCCGGCAAGAACATATACCCCCTGTTCATCGTCAGATGTATCCGCCAATTCCCCTATCTTGAAAGAGATGGACTTAATCCTTATATACAATGATTTATAGGGTCTTTCCGAATATAATTGGGCATAATTCCTGTATGCGTTTGTCGCACTTCCCAGTTCTCCGTATTGGACAGAGGAAAGTTGTAGATTAAGGTTGCCATATAAGTTCTTCTTTTTTTCCTCTCTCGTCTTGTCTTTTAATTCCTGAACGGACGGTATGACAAAAACGGTTCTGTTTTCCCGACTGCGTAAAGTGTAGGTGAAGTAAGCGGATTCTTCGGGTGCTTTAACAGGGAACGAACCTATGATTAGCCGATGTGACCGTATCATTTTCTTTTCTTTATTGTAAAACACCAATGACCGCGAAGAATCCATCATGTTTACTGCCGGAGAAACTGAAATTGACCATCCCGGCTTTATCGGAACATGTGTTTTACAGCCATAATAATCACCGGAATAATTGTTAAAAGAACCTTGATTATTCCAAAAGCCATTGACAAGCTCATCATTTGCAGTAGAATAAATACGCTCCAAAGAGGTTATTTCACCCGTATGGACTTGAATATCATTTTGTAGTTCTGACATGTTATCCTGTACATGTCTTACTGCGTTGAAGTTCATGTCAGCAATTTGTCGGGCATTCGTGTAGATATTTAACGGAACATTAAAGTTTGAGGCAAACGTAAGGTATGCGGCATCTGAAGGTATTACAGCTTCTGACAATTCAATAACTTTTTGCTTCCTATCTTCAGGCAAAGACGATAGATAGTTTTGATTCTTATCATAGAAATTTAAAGCGGACATATCACTACCTAAAATTTCCCCATAGTAGCTGATAGTCTTTTCTCCTGCTATCAAAGGAATATATCCAGAGCAAAAGCAATCCCCTTTAAAGGCATGATAAAGACCTTTATTGCTCCTATTATAAAATCCAAGCCTGTATTTTGTACGAATTTCTAATTCTGAAAGTTTCTGTGCTCCACTTTGTGTCCAACTTAGAATATTAGTGAACGTTCCGTTCTGATATTCCCATGTTTCTACCTGACCGGCACTGTTCACGAATGACACCTTCAGTCCCACGTTCCTAAGTTCTTGCGGGACTTGGGCGATGGCGCTTTCCAGACTGTACTTGTTGCTTCCGTCGATTCCCGAAGTCGGATGCTGGACGGAAACATTATATTCCGTAATGGTACCAGTCATTGTATCTACTACGTCCTCACAAAATGAGCCTACTCTTGCAGAAGTATTAGCGCCGTCCTCAACTTCATTTTTTATTTGAGTTGCCCTTTGTCTTAATGTATTAAAATTCTCTTTCATAATTATTCACCCAAAATTCTACATGTTATACGGTTTGCGGCCAGTCCCCCATTTCCTCTATATAGTGGAAAAGATTCTCTATTATCATTCAAATAGCGTACACACTCTTTTAAATATCGGTCAGCCATAGAAAATGCATCATTATAAGCCATAAGCTTCTCTTTAAAATCAGAATGGGACGAATATTCGTTACCCTTATTCATAAATCCGAAACGGGTAACATTACCATCCCCATTCTTCACCATACGGGCATAAGTATAATAAGCTAAAGCGGCTTTTAATCCCACAAAAGAACGTCTTCCACCACATTGTACATCATAAGAACTTCCATCGAGTAACTCACTATAATTATCCGGATGTTCTTTCACATCCAAGAACAGTGTATCACCCAAAGCCGACTTCAAATCAATATTCTCTGACTCTCGGATATAGGTTTCTATCTTTTCCGCATCTATATGTACTGACATCGTACGGGCCAACTTAGAAACTTCATCCGTTGTTATTAGATACTGTTGCATTTCTTACGTATTTAAGAGGTTGTACACTAAAGTCATTAGAGGGGTTAACAGGTTCATACCAATGTTCAAAGATTTTCTGAAAAGCACGTTCAATCATTCGCTGTTGTTTTGATACAATAGAGTTATAATACTCAAAAGCATCTTCCAAGATATCACCGGAAAAACCCACCTTACCAATACGAATACAATACCAAGGTTCCTGCCCAAAAGCGGAATAAACACGCTCTACCACACTGGCATCGGTAACTGTAAAATCTTTATCATAGTTCTTGGGACTGATATCTAAAAACTCCGGCTTTTCTTCATCAGATTCCAATATTGTTTCTAAGATTTTATTGGCATTAGTGTCTCCTTGTAACTGTTCAAAAGTCTCAGAGAATCCGGTATCTTCTGTTTGATTATCATCTTTAATTTGATTTCCATTTTCATCAATGCGAACTGATGCAGAACCTTTTTTAGTGATAAGCATTCCAGAAGGCATGAAATTACAGCGTACATTACGGTACTTCACATTGGCTAATCCTTCATCCGTACTCATTTCCGTAATCACCCGGTCAGCCCTTCCGACAGGATACACAAATTTTCCTGTGTTACTAATCCATAATATCTGTCCTTTATAGTTTTCAATTCCTCCTGCAGCACGAATCTGTGCATACACCACTTCTTTACAAGGATTAAAAACATCGATGAACTCTACATTCTCCTGTACAACCTTAATAGCCTTACCCTTACGAGTTTTCTTTCCTGTCCAATCCGGATGAACCGCAATCTTTGCAATATATCCGGTTTCATCTTCTTCTAATAAACGGCAATTCTCAAAGGGGACATGCTGTATCTCTACTATATCAGCAAACATATTATAGTTTACATGTATTGCTATCCCATCATAATCCGCAACATCCCTACAAACAAGAGCATGAATATCATCTGCCGTATCCCCACGACGGTTAACTACATATTCAGAAAAAATGACCTCACGGAAACCGTTTCCTTCTATAAAATTGGCATAACGTTCCGCACATTCACTGCCCGTTGAACTCGCTGCAATGATATTTCTTAAATGTTGGGGATATAGGTTATCATCACCATAGCTTTGAATGCCAAGATTACGTAAGTATCCCGTATCAACACGCCTATTACTTTTCTTCTTTAAATCATTTACATTCATTGTTCCGTGAGGTCATTTTTATTCTACCATTTCTCTGGCTACTCCATTGTCCGCCACTTCTTGTTCTGGTTCAAGAAGGGATTGGGCTTTTTTTATATGAGCATCCAATAACTTAACAGTCACTTTTTTCCCGTCTACTTGATAAGTTTTAAACGCTTCTTTCACTATTTTGACAGTAGCACCTTCCACTTGGAAAGCTTTCACTAATTCTGAAACTAAAGTCTCATCCAAAGCCGTAACCGGATTCTTGCGTTTTTCAACCCTTTCCTCCCAATCAGAAGGCGTTAAAGCAAAAAACACTATCCCTTTAGAATTTCCCGCAAGAAATCTTTCTGCCGCTTCATCAGTTAGATTATCATTGGTATACATTTCACCACTCCCAAAGCCAGCCTGGAGTAAGACACCATTTTTCAATGCATAATTTGATTTTTCTTTCATCTTTCCGTATTTTTTTAAATATGAATACATCTCAATCACAGCATCACGATAGCAATCACTACATGAAGTTCTAATAAAAGTTCGTCCGAAGACTTCATGATATATTACTTCAATGTCTGATTTATCAGAAGAAGAGAGGGGGAGTTTACCCCCCAACTCTTTCAATTTATCAACCACTTCTAAAACTGTCATACCTCTACTCTGCCGGTTCGGCCGTTAAAGTATTAATAGCAGTTTTAGTAGCTTCATAACTTGTTTTATACAAGAATAAAGCTGACTTTGGAGCTTTCTGTTCTTCGAGTGTTACAGTCCATCCGCCTTCTGTATCTTCACTATACTTATTGTTTTCAATAGTAGTAGCTGTAAGACCTTGATAATATCCAAAAACCTGAAAAGCGGCATCGCCCGGATTTGCTTCTTTTTGTAACCCCTTATATTTATTTTCCAACACTACAACGTAAGAACCGTTAGCCAAGCCGTCAATAATATCTGCACAAACATCCGGATCATTAGCTAGAATCACAAGTACAAGAGTGTTTGTGAATGAATTGCGATATGTACCAGTAGCCAAAGCTGTGGTAGTTCCTGTAAATGGAGCCTTTCCTGGTACAATAACTTTATATGCTTTCTTTCCCGTCTTCATGGCTAGTGTCTCAATCACATTCTTACGGGTAGAATTGAATAGTGTTGCAGCAAAGTCTACATCTGCACGATTCATTATCACACCTTCCTGCTCCAAACCTTGTACAACTGGATCATCACAAGACGGAGAAATATCTTTCTTCAAAATATCATCGCATACTCCCATAAATACCTCCTTTCCTAATATGCAACTTGTATCAGATTATCCTCGCCAATCATAGAACCAAGTTTACCTGTAGAATAGATATAATTCTTACGGGATTTTCTTTCAAACCAGATATCAAGGTCTGACATAGGGTTATCACCTTCACAGCCGTACATCAAATTGTCCGGAGAACACAGAACAGCACGATGGGGAAGATTCAATTTGATTTTATCATTCTGATATGCTTGGATAAATCGATCCCAAATTGAGCATTTTACAACTGTAACACCGTCATACTCCCCTACTTCAAGTCCGTCAAAAATAACTTCCCAAGGCATAATAACCTTATATTTTTCTCTCACGTCACGAGATAAAGAATCACACAATGATTTCGTAGCAAAAATTGCATGTCCGGACTTTTGGAAAATACGGCTATCCGCATCTTCAAGCATTGCATCAAATATAGAAGTTGCAGCACCCAATTCTTTCATTTTGGATTTTTGCAAAGCATAAGATGCTTCAGCATTGGCTGATATGACAGTATGCTGGCCAGCATTAGCTGTACATATAGCAAACAGACGTTTAAAGAAACCGTCACATGTTTTAAACAATTCAACATTCAAACCATCTGTAATTTGCCCTGAACCTTCAACATTGGCAGCATCCTTATCTCCAAACCAGGTAAAGCGCCACAACATTTTCATCATTGCTTCCGTTAGCTTCGGAAGGACGATTCCATCCATATACTCAGTAGAAGTAAGGTCCGCAATATTAGTACCGGTTTTTAGGCAATATTTAGCAATAGTGTTTTCCAAATCCTCATAACACATTTCCAATGGAACTTGCCAATCACCAATTTCCCAAACCTTTTGGGCTGCAGCAATAGCCACCTTTTGATATGTAGGATCACATCCAGAGCCTGCGATACCCACATCCTCCATTTCACCAATAAAGCCAACTTTCTTGCCATTGGTCACTTTAGGCATGAACGTCATAAAACGCTCCATATTCTCATTCTGAAAGACTGTCAATTCAATCAAGTCTTTCAAATCCTTCACCGCCTGATTGTCCGGTGTCAATTTTGAAAAATCCAAAATAGGCATACTCAAATCTCCTTTCTTTACTTTTTAGCTCGCTTTTCTCTTTCTTCTCTCAACTTCCTCTGAATAGGTGTTTCCTCTGCATTGGCCTGAGAATCAACAGTTGTCTTAAAAGTCTGGGCACGCAAGGAAACCCTGTAGGTTGAGCAATGCTTCGCCAACCAATTTTCCCCACCTGCCATCTTTACAGCATTCAGAATCTTATTGTCCTCAACTGTACGGGCGTTAACTTTCAAAGCCGCATTTTCCGCTTCAAGTTCTTCAATGCGGGTCTTCAAAGCCTCAATCTCCTCATCACCACTTTCTTCCTCCTGATCTTTAATCTCCGTAATTACTCCATCGATTACGATGATAGTCTTCCCATCAGGCATAACATGTTCACCATCAGGAGACGCGGCATCCCCGACTTGCGGTTCTCCCTCTTCACGTTCCACCGTCAGTATATTACCTTCGGCGTCTGTCAACTCCATAGATATTACTGGAATATCCTCAATCTTTTGATAGCCACATTTGGCAAGCAACTTATCAATGATAGATTGCTTCACTGTCACTTGTTTTTCTTTGTTCATTTTTTTACTATTAAGTTTATAATCGATTCCTTTTGCTGTAGTTGGGACAAGAACAGCAGATATAAATCCTAATTGTTTTGCAACCTCTCCACCAAACCATGTTTCTTTATTCATTTGAGTTTCCAATACGTTTGGCTCTGTCCCTGTCCTTTCAACATAGACAGCTAACATCTTAGCTTTTTCCGTTTCCAAACTTGATTTAAGGGTTTCTATCGTTTCAAGGTCTAAGACATCGTCATACTTTGCCAAATATGGTTTGTGAATGAGAAACTTTGCATGGGGATAAGCCTTTCTGCGTTCCAACGGTGCAGACAGTAGAATAATTGTCGCCATAGAAGCACATCTTCCAACAACAGTACAAGAAATTTCCTTACCCGATGCACGTAATGCATCATAAATTGCATACCCCTCAACTGTATCACCACCGCATGAATGTATTTCAATATCAATTGTAGGGTCAGCCGGGTCAAGCCATGAAAGAAAATATTGAATATCTGGAAACGAAAGCCCTTCATCTCCGGTCAAATACCAACTCTCCAGCTTATCTCTATCAGCTACAATGTCCTTATTAATGTATAATTTTGCCATATCACATAATTGTTTGTAACAAAGGTAGAAAACAGGATACGGCCTGAAGAATATAAGAAGTTCATTCCACTGACACGCTCTGTCAGTAACTTTTAGCAATAACAAGAAAAGTTCTGATAGAATTAAAAGACATACATTTATAGATTGAAATATGAAAATTCCCCCATTCTTACCTTGCATTTCCAAAATCAAGGCAAAAATAGGGGAATACCTCTGTTTCAGCTTATAAATATCAATAAGGCTAATTCACTTTTCTATTTTCAAATAGTCTTTTGTTTCTATATTACTTTATTTCCCAAAATCAATACCCAGAAGCTTCATTATAAAAGGAGCTATATCCGTTTGTTTCATAACTGGTAATTCCTTTTTCTCAATCCCGCATCCAAATGCTACTAATGTCGTAGGGTCAATACCTGATAGATAGCCATGCTTACCTCCAAATTTCTCTATAACATCCGCTCCGGTACGAGCAGTAGCAACAGCTACTCCTTTTACGGGCTCCAACGCAAACGCCACTTCTGGGTCACACCCTACTTTGCCTAATTCTTCTTTTTCTACTATACGGAATAATGCTTGGGTCGTATCTGGTAATGAAGTCAGTTTTTTGCGAATTTTATTCAAAGTAGTTTGATCATTCTTGTCTTTTAGATAAAGAAACATCATAGCTCCTGCTCCATGAAAGCAAGCTTTCCACTCTCCTCCGGGTTTTTCACTCAACAAACCTTCTTGCACTAACCATACGTTCGGAACAATACTTCTACTATAGTTCACAAAGCCGTGGTCACCGCATACAATTACGGTAGTATTGTATAATAACTTATTCCGTTCCAAATTCTCCAGAATCAACCCTACAGCATGGTCGGCACTTCCTACTGTTGCACTCACTCTGTCAGACCTCAATCCTGTAGCATGTTGGGCATAGTCAGTAGTAATCAGATGTATTGTCATTAGATTGGGTTTATAGGTATTCATAATATAATTGGCCATTGCGGCAGTGCGAGCATCTCTATCCATAGAACCAGCACTAAAGTTTTTATGGTTTAATTTTCCAGTGGCTTCCCGTTCCAACTCATCTAAAAAGCCTTTCGGAGTACAGTAGGGCTTGATGTATTCCAATTGATTGGCAACGGGCTTTACCGACCAAAATTCAGGTACATTATAATGAATGGATTTTGCTCCTACAGATACAGGCCAAAAAAGAGAGGCTACGATCAACCCGTTTTGGTTTGCAGAATCCCAGATTGTAGTTGCTTTGATAGAGTCTGCATACCAATAGCTTACATTTCCTGGTCTGTTCTCTGTAAAAGGAGAGTTATAATAGATACGATGTTGAACAGGTTCTACTCCTGTCACAATAGTTATGTGTGAAGGGTATGTAGCTGTCGGAGTAATTCCTTTGATACGTTCCACAAACAATCCATCCCTCTTCATTCTTTTTAAGTTGGGTGAAGGCATTGTACTATCTGTTACCATTTCGGATCTCATTCCATCAATGGTAATAAGAATGACGTGTTTAGAACGGTCGGCAGCAGTCACGGTACCTATTAAACAACTACATAAAAACATTAAAATATTTCTTTTCAGTTTCATCGTTTGATTAGTTAAAGAAAGGAGCCACATATTCTGAAGATTTATTTTGTACGATAACACGATTCATATTGTATTTAATAACTACTGTTTTAGTATCCTTATTCATTTCGAAGGCATCCATCTCCTGATTTAAAGGAATAAAGGGAGGGATTTGAGCGGTTGTATAATTGGCAGCTGACGGAGTGTTTGCAGCTTCTGTTTCACATATCGGCAGCCGAATTCCTAAATCAGCTACCCGCCGTCCTTCTGCTATGAATATCTCCTGACGCATAAGATAAAGTATTTCCAGTAAATTATCCACTGTGGTTGGATTATCTATCATCGCTTCTGTGACAGAAGTTCCTGAAATGTAAGGAATAGAAATTAAATTGGGCATTTGACGATCAAGTACTAACCCACTTCTTAGTTCATCTTCAGCCGAAGCAGCTACTTTGTATTCGGAACTGTTGGGATATTCTTTGTATCCTCCGTTATAACGTCCTTCTAATTGGTCGTTAATATCGGTTTCTACCGGACGTTTTTTTACAAGTGCCAACAATTCCTTCAAAATACTTTTTGCTCCATTAAGATCATTATCAGCTAAAGCTGCTTCGGCCAAAATCAGATAAGCTTCTTCCGCTTTAGCTATACAGATAGGACGTGCTTCAGTTGCGCTGTTTTTCTGAAAATATTTCGGATCAAGAAAATCAAGTCGAGGCAACGGCTGAAAGTTTGTTCCGTAGATATATCCTTGTATAGAACTTTCTACACCGTTATCTCCATCATATTCAATCTGCTCTACAAAGTCCTTGGACAAGGCTAACGCATTATTTGAATATTGCACAGCATTTGTTTTGTCTCCTAACCTATAATAAGAGCGGGCTATCACTGTATTTATGAATGCTTTTTTACCAGCATCATTAGTATAGTTCAAAGCCTCTGTAAAGGTAAAAATCGCTAGATTCAAATTTTCCTGCCAACTTTTTACCTCTCCTCCGTTTTCAACAGGAAGCGCAAGAAAATACTCTCCTGCCAGTAAATAAGAAAAACCTTTTATATAATAAAGGTTGAAACGCTGAGCATCTGTAGTAGTCGCATCAGCTGCAGCCACCACTTCTAACCCCTGAATAGCGGTTTCACGTAATGTACCAATATGGCGTTGCAAGTTTGTGACATCCACATCTGTATATAAGATTGTAGGGAAATCAAAAACTTTGCTGCTTTGGCTGTAATTATTGAAGTAATTATCAGATAGTATTTCTATGAGTTCCACATACGTACCTATAATGGTGGCAAATGAACGGTTGGCTCCATTTACCCAAGTACTCATTGCATTTGGAGTCTGCAAGAACGTCTTTTCGTCCACGTTAGGATTGATAATATCATTGGGCTGCAACAGTTCGCATGATGCGCATGATAAGGCTAAAGCCCCTAACAGAATATAGTTTTTTATCTTCATTTTTATTATTTCATTAAGAGTTGGACATTTTTAGAAAGAGATACGAATAGAACCTACATATTGCCGAGGAGTGGAGTATGAAGAATAATTTAGTCCACCTACGGCTACTGCACCTTGAGAACGGGCTCCTGCCAAAGCTGCTTCAGGATCTACAGAAGAAGCCGTAAAGGCAAACGGGTTATAGACATTAAAACCAAAATTGATGTTCTTCAAATACTTTTCAGGCTTATAGTCATAGGAAATCCCAATATTCCTAATTTTCACAAAATCCGATTTTTCTACGAAAAAGTTTGTAAAATTTAACCAATTGGCACCTTGATCTAATCCTTCCAAAGCTTTTTCCGGTATTGCACCGTCTTTTAATCCTTTGGAGAAACGGAATTGACGGTCAAACGAATGTACGTATGCTCCGTATTGATAATCACCGTTAATCATCAAAGACAGATTTTTATAGCTTGCAGAAAGAGAGAAGTTTCCATATCCGGTAGGGAGTGTGGACCCTAAATTCTGTAAAGGAAGAATTTCTTTTAATGAGTTATCCGAATTCAGTACAGCTTTGTAACCGCGGATGAAACCTACCGGCTGTCCTTCAGCTACTACAGTTTGCACTGTTCTTGACGAGAAACCACCAATAGCAAATGGTACTGCATTACCGATACTTAGAACCTTGTTATGGTTGGTGTTGTATGATGCATTCAAGCGAACATTCCAGTCTTTAGTATCTACCAGTTGCAATCCTACACTCAATTCAATACCTTTGTTCTCAATTTCCCCTACATTAGACAGATAGTTGGCCGACTGTCCAGATGAGGGAAGAGACGGAATACTGAAAAGGGCATCTTTAGTCAAAGCATAATAATAAGTAAAGCCAAGATTTAAAATACGATTAAAAAGAACCGCATTAAAACCCGCTTCATAAGAATGTTTCTTTTCTGGAGCCAAATCCGGGTTTCCATATTTACCGAAAGAAGCGGCTTGTTGTCCTTGAAATGAATTGAAAGCTACTGTGCGTTGATATTCAAAGGCTGGCGGATAGCTACCTGCCACACCATAGTTTGCCAAGATACGTACATTGTTAATAAAATTACTTTCTTTCAGACTTTGCATGAAGGGTTCTTCGGAAAGTACATAGGAAATTCCCACTTTCGGATAATACTGCCAACCTACATTGTCACCAAAAGCTGTGTTGTAATCCGAACGTAGTCCCAGATCTATGTAATAACGATCTAAAAAGCCGATATTCTCCTGGATAAAATAGCCATAGTTATATAGATAACTCAGCCATTCATTGGAAGTCAATGTTCCTGCCCCTGCTACAATTTGCGCACCATCTCGCACATTGGTACCATTATAAACAGATTGGTGGTCGTATGTGCTAAAAAATTGGAAACCAGCTGTAGAAATCAGACTGAAGATGTCCTTATAACGATATCTGTGTTGTCCATTTATATCGATAGTCAAACCGAAGTAATTACGGTCAAAATTAGAAATACTTCCCGCGTCTGACGTACCTTCTGGCTTTTGCTGGGTATGTATCAGATATTCATTGGTAATGATGTTCTTATTATTATTCAGACGATAATCCACTCCTAGTATACCTTTAAAGGTGAGGTTGGTTAACGGGGCATAACTTAAAGACTGTGAAGTTTGGAAACGTTTCACAGATTCCCGGTTATTCTGTAATGCTTCAGCTGTGTTTACAAAAGATTTCATTTGGGCAAAAGCATAATCATCCAAGGCATCCAAATCGGCTCCATAGTTTACTTGCTTGCCTTCGGTATTTGTATATTTAAAATTAGTTGCGGCTGCACCTTCCGTAAACCACAATCCTGTATATCCACCTTGGTTACCGTTACGGCTACGGGCAAAGTCCTGTATCACCATACCAAATGAATTCTGATACTCAAGAACTTTGTTGAATTTCACTCTTGAGCCGAAACGTAGGTCATACTTACGGTCTTCGTTCCCATTCTTTATCAGGGTACCGGTACTGTTGCTCATGTTCGCTCCAAAACTATAGCCATATTTTTCAGTTCCACCATCAAAGCCAATACGGTATTTTTGAGTAAATCCTATTTGATGCAACAATTCTTTTGTACGTTTAAAATGATAAAATTGTGAAGAAGCCACATCCGCCTCTAACTGGGTTTCAGCAAAAAAAGAAATCTTTTGCTCTGTTCCCTTTTTAGTAAAAATCTGGATGACCCCGTTGGCAGCATCTGAACCATAAAGTGTAGTAGCTGCACCGCCTGTTACATATTCTATGTGGTCAATGTTTTCCATAGGAATATCACCTATAGAGCCAGTCACGGCACTGTTACCGCTTAAAGAGTTATTTAAGGTGGCTCCCGTATTCATATTATCCACACGTACGCCATCTACATAAATTACTGGAGTAGAATTAGAATAGGCAGATGACAGACCTCTTGATTTAACTAATGAAGTGGCGCCAGCTTGACCACTGGCCATCGTAATTTGCACATTAGGTAGGGAGTTCTGCAATATCTGATCGATTCGCCCTTGCTTCATACGTTCCAGTTCTTTACTGTTGACTGTCGTTACATTCGATGATAAACGCCGTTTCTGTACTTCTGCACCTTGCCCAGTTACTACAACCTCATCCAGTTTGAAATTGTCTTGGTCAAGCTCTACTTTAATGTTGTCATCCAGGTTTACAGCTAGCAGCTGAGTTTCATATCCTATATAGGACACTTTCAATTTAGATCCCTGGACAGCCGTTATCTGAAATTCGCCATCCATGTTAGTAACCGTTCCAATCGAAGGATTATCGCTTAGTACCAATGTTACTCCTGGCAATCTTTCCTGTGTTTTCTTGTCAAAAATAACACCTTTCATTTTAACCGTAACCACTTTTTTTGAGACCTCCTCATCGGATGTCAAGACGTAGCCCTTTTCTGCTTTTTTACGCTCTAATATTGTTTTCTGAGTAGCCATCATATAAGATGTGCTCAGCAAAACAGTCAAAACAATCAAAATACCTCTTCTCATTTTAGTACGTTAAGTAATTAATAAATTTGATTCAATAATATCTTTTACGTACTATTGACACAGAGTATGTTCAAAAGTGTATAACGGCTACATTTCTTTTGTATGTCAGTTTCATTTCAGCCATACTCACGTTATTTCTTTATGAAATGAAGGAACATTGACAACCCTGCCTCTATTCAACATGATTTCTAAGATAATATTTCAGTAGCTTCAAAGATTGCGTATAGTAACATTTGACTGTGTTTATCGGTATATTCAATTCATCCGCTATTTCTTGATTGTTCAATCCCCTATATATTTTCAACAGGCAAATCTCCCGTTTGCAACTTGGCAGTTGCTTTACAGCCCAACGTAAATAGCCGAACTTCCTTTCTTCTTCAAGTTTTTCTTGTAAGCCATCATCAATAATATTATTCTGTTCAGTTCCTTTCATATCCTCTCTTGCGATTATATCATTCGTATCCCGAATCATATTTAACAAATAATTTTTCGTCATAGTATAAAGATAATTTCTCAAGTGTACTTTAATATGGCAAGTGGAGTGTACTTCCCACAGGTGCAAGAAAACCTGCTGAACGACATCTTCTGCGAGATTCCTATCTTGCAAATACCTGTACGACAGACCATAAAGCATCGAAGAATACTTATTGTAAAGCTGTGTAAAAGCATCTTGATTACCTTGTTTTAGTAGTGAAAACAAATATTCATCCTCATAAGTAACCTTTGTCATTATCATAACCTGGGTGTATTAAAATAGATTGCAAATCTATAGAGCAATTAAAACATACCTGATTACAAGAAAATTACATTTTAGTTACAAACTATATATACAAATTTGTTTTCAACATTTTTATTTTTAGCAAGAAAAAACACCTGGCATTTATATCCTAATTAGGGTTGAACACAGAATTAAAAAAATAATTCACAATGAAACCTCAGATATTAACTGTAGTTGAAAATTTATCAATGATTCGATAAATTGTCCTTTCTGCAATATTATACTCATCAGATAAATATTGCATGATATAAGTTTTTTTATGTCCTTCCTGTGATAAGCGAACATAATCTTGATATACGGGAATATATTTCACATCCCCAACATCAAGAGAAACACCATCCATTACTTGGAGGATGTTCCTATTCAGAATTAATAACTCATACGCATTCATACACTACCAAGATTCTCGACATACTTTACTCTATCTGCAACAGAAGTAAATTCCTCTACGGACAATACCGGTGGCGGAGCCATCATCATACCTCTTGCAACTGCTTTTGCAAGCATATCCTCACCCGTTGCCTGATTGGATGAGGTTGTTACATTGATAGGAATACCACCACCCATTTGGTTAAAGGCCGATAATAACGGCGCAAACATAGAAGTCGCAGCGGCTGTCATTACACTTTCACCATTGGATAACATTGCCGGTATAGAGTCACTTGTGCCCGAACCCGGGCCTACTACTGAACCACCCTGTGCAAATTTAGCACTTTTTACTATACTTTGCGCTTTTGCGATATTCGTCATTATCGTAGCAATTGTTGTTGTCACCGCTAAAAGGTTAGCCGGAAAAGGCTCTTGCATAGCCTGACTTATTCCAAAAGAAATGGCCCGTCCTGTTTCAATCGCTATTTGAGCCAGCGCCAAAGTTTTAGACAATTTGGCAAATTCTTTATTTGTTTCCCCCAGTTCTCCGGTTGCCTCAATATACTGTGACAATAAAGTATTGAATAAATTATATTTAGCTGTGGCTATATCTTTAGCTGATGCGTTTGTTTTGATTAGTAAATCCAATTCTTGCCACGCCTGTAAGGTTTGCAATTGATATAAAGAGGCGCCAGCCTTTTCCGCAGCCAAGTATTCTTTCTGCTGGTCTTCCCGGATTTGAGCGGCCTTATCCTCTTCATTCTTTTTGTAGATATCCTCTTGTAACTTTTGATATTTCTTTATAATCAAAAGTCGTTGTTCTTCCGTTAGTTTGGTATTACTCAGTTCAATATCTCTTTCCAGCTTGAGACGGTCAAGAGTTAACTGCAACTTTTTATCCGTCCCCTCTTTTGTAATGAATAGTTCCAACTCTAGAAATTGTTTTTTACTTTCTAATCGTAAATTCTCATGCTGTTTTGATAAATCATCAATTTTCTTGTTATACTTCTCCACGATAGCAAGTTTCATCTGCTCGGTTAGCTCCTTCTGCTGGAGCTCTGCATCACGTTGGGCTACGAGTTGCTGCATCTTTAGTTGATACTCCTGCTCACTACCAGCCTTTACAGAATCAAGCTGCAAGGCGATAAGCTTCTGCCGATTTTCAATATCCTTTTTCAGTTCTTCATCAGAGAGCTTTTGTAAAGCAATAGTTTTCTGTTGCTCAAGAGAAAGAATCTGTTTTCCGATTTCATCTTTGGCACGAGGTGTCAAGTCCTTTTCGGTCTCCAAACGGATTTTCAAGTCTTCAATTTGCCGGCTGTACTCATATTCTATTTCTTGTGTCTGCTTTTCCCGGCTATCTTTAATAAGCTTTAGCATTTCATCCTCAGCTTTACGTATCTCTTGCAGCTCTTTCTTTTTGATTTTTAGAGCTTCGGCCATAGCTTTAGGGTCAACAATCGGAGTTTTCTTTTTATCGGTATCTCCAGTATATGAATAAACAAGGTCGAATATTTGTTGCTGAGACTGTACGACTGCCATCTGATTAATATACTCATTCCAAGTATCTTGAATATCCTTTTTTATGTCACTTCTCGACCTAGTTAATCTTGTTGCACGTCTCCATATATTAGAATAATCTAATTCTGCATTATATTTTTTATTAAGGTCAGTGATTTTTTGGAAATGTTCTTCCTCTTGATTTAATGTTAATTTCAAAACTTTCAAACGATCGTACTTGGCTTTCTCCAAAGCTGCTTCCTCTGAAAGCCCCGCTTTCACATACCGAGCCCGTGCCGCCTCTATCTTGGCATATTCATCTCCGACATTAGCCTCTGCAACATTCTTTCCAAGCTCAACTGCCGCTTTTGTTTCCCGTTCCGTTATATCCTCTACCGATTCAAACAAAGTTCGTACATCTTTAATCAAAGAGGATAAAACGTCATTAACAAAAGTCTCAACCTTAGCCGTCATCTTTTCAAATGAGCTGCCGGTAGCATCAAAAAGCAAAGCGACCTCTTTCGTTAGCTCCGCTTGGGAAGCAAGCAAATCATCTTCCACTTTACCCAATTCCCCGGTCTTACCCTTGACTTCATCCAAATTCACAGAAATATCTTTCAAGGTGCGGATATATTGTAAGCCGGCATCTTCTCCCGGACCGCCAAAGATATCGGCTATTGCGGTTCCAACCACCGCACTGCTTTCCGGTAGTTCATCCAATTTGGCAGATACTTCCTGCATGATTTGAAAAGTAGTCTTTGCTCCTGTCTGCAAATCTTCCTGAACTTGTTTAGAGCTGATACCGACACCATCCAATGCACTGGCCGTTGATGTAGTCATTTCCCGAAGCCGGGTGTTCGCCTCTTTGATAGTATCAATTCCCTTATCAGAGAAAACACCCTGCTTATTGGTTTCTGCAACAATAGCAACAAACTGATCCGCAGATATACCAGCCTCTTTGAAGTACGCCGGATATTCTTTCAAAGCAGATAGAAACTCTCCATTTGCATCCGCCCCGGCAATGAAACCATCTTTGATTACTTTCAACGCTTCATCAGAAGATATGCCAAACTGCTTTTCTACGGAATTAATAGCAGTCAACATATCCCGGAAATCTTTACTGTAGTAATCAGCCAAAGCTTGTACTTCACTCCGATAGATTTTCAAGTCATCACCGGACTTATCCGTAAATTGCTTCGTTAATTTAGTAGCTTCCTTTATCCCCTTATTGTAGTCATACCACCATTTGAAAGCAAAGCTAACTCCAGCCACACCTGCGATACTCATAAACACCGGATTCTTCAATAATGCTTTTAGTGTTGAACCTAAAGCAGATGCTTCCACCTTCATATTGGAGAAAAATCCCGTCACCCCGTTTGAGTTCTGGGCGATGTTCAACAAGGAGTTTGCAAAGTCATTATTGATACCTACAAATCTTTTCAAAGTTTCCTCATAGTTGCCGACATTCCGATAGAAGCGTTGCGTGCCTTCTTCCGCTTCTTTCAATTCATCGGTAATAGCATTTATCTTATCTTGAATCTCTTTACCTCTGGCACTGTTACGTTCTGCACGGCTTAACCTGTCATAAGAAGCAGTCAGATTAGAGAGCTCCGCACGCAGTCTGACCAAACTACCCTCGAGCTCCGTTTGCTCCTTTCGTTCATTCTGTACCTGCTTGTTCAGTACTCTAATTACCTCATTCACTTCACGGGCTGCAATTTGGGTCTCTGTTAGTTTTACATTATATTCTTCACGTTCAAAACGCCCAGCTTTCAAATCCTCCTTTAAAGTTTGTTCTCTTTTCCGGAGTACATCCAACTGAGTACGATATTTAGCGATGTTACTGATAGCGTCATCGTATCGTACCCGGATATCCAGCACTCTTTCTTCTACATTTTCCATAGTTACACTTCCAATTGCAATAATTTACACTCACATATCCCCGTATCTTCTGCCTTTACAGATAATATAGCATAATATCTACCATATTGACCTAAATAAACAGGAATAGTCACATCTAACTCTTTCAACTCAATATCACTAATTTCAACCTTTTCGCTAATCACAATCGGATTACGAATAATTTTCTGGTATGATTCATAATTTCTGTTTACCAAAGTGTCCCACCTCAACCCTTCGAATGACGCTTTAGACTTTCCGTTATTATCCACCTCAACCAATAACCGTGGCTCTACACTATTCATTTTCCCAACAGTCTCACTACCGGAATATTCATACAATGGAATAGAAGCTCTGCCAAAAGACATATCAGTGGCGGCAAATGGAAGTTCAATAGCAGTACGTTCAACCTCAATTGTTTCATCTTTCACATACAAGGCACTATTATAATCACCCTTTACTGTATTATCTTCTTTCCATGTAAGTAAATTCTTTTGCGCAAAATCTTCAAGCGAGTAACTAATTTCTTGTGGTTTATTTTCTTTGAAAGGAGCAACCACTTTACACGTCCAATCGTATGCCTTATTTCGATTCGATATAATATCATCCACAGAAAAAAAGCCCAAAGTAGTATCGTTAACGACGACTACAAATGTTCCGGATATTGCAGCAATCGTTTTAATAAAATCAACCTGCTTTATATCCGGCAGATTGGGTATTATGGGGTAATACCCATCGCTCCCCTGCCCTTCTACTATCGCTTCGTCAATATAGGGTGCTAAAGTAAGAGAAAAAGAATCTGTTCCCCAATTATTAACAAAATATCCCGTATCACGGAAAGCGCAATAAATAATATCACCCTCTGATAATGCAGATGTTTCATCCTCAAAATCAAAATACGCAGTCCAAGTCTGCCCACCTTTTCCTTGTAATTCAGAAGCATCAGCAGAAAACACTTCTTCAGCTCTCCCATCCATCACTTTATATACCACAAAAACAGGATTTACCGGAACCGTACTAGCAAAATCAAAAAACATTCTTGCCGATATTCTAATCTTAGTACTTTCTTTGAGAATTTTTATTCCCGAATTACTGGTACCGGCATTGATTACCGCCAAAAAACTATTAGCATAGGCATCTTTCAATATTGCAGTCAAGTAATAGTCATATCTTACTCCGTTATTATATCTCGCAGCCAATCCAAATTGATTATTTACATCAAACCCTCGACCATGACGCGTCAATAATGGAACAATCAACTTGCTAATATATCTTTCCACAATATCATTTGAGAATAAAAAGCCAAGTTCATTATCAGCGGATATACGGTCTAATATCCAACGAACCCTTACACTGGGATGCACATAGTTTAAAGTATCAAAGCTTCTTATCCCCATATTCATATCAGAAACAATAAAGGAGTTCCAATATTGATAATTACTGATTTCTCGCCTCCAAGTCATATAATAGCCATTATCAACAAGTTCATTCAGAGATTTATTATTCCCTACGATACCTGCCAATACCGTTATATTCCCCCATGTGATAGCAATATCAATGGTATCAGAAACCGATAGAAGTACAGCCTTAGCATTTGAGATTATCTCTACTCCATTACGGATATATCTTGCTTGGTGATATTTTCTTGGGTACCCAGTACTACATGAAGGCATATCAGCATGTTCTATGATACGTTGATTATGTACTGTTTTGGGTAGTTTTATCGTATAGCTATTATTACTGACAATCTTACCTAAATCAGAAAACAAATTGCTTTTAAGATTTAATGTGATTTTTGTATCCTCTCCCAAATCAACCTTTACACCATCAATAAATAATTCTTTTTTCATAAGATCTGTGATATTATTTCTGGTAACATTATCTCAATTTCAAAATCCTGTAGAGGTTTCCGTAGATGATTCACTGTTCCCGTTGCCAATCTTACAGGGAACCATTTCCCCTCATGATACAAATCAATTAAAGGAGATGTATGTAAAGTAGACAACATATCAAATGTGTCCTGATCTATAAATGTAGCACAAGCCTTTATAGATTTCTGCATTTTCTTAGATTGACGTGATACCCCATAATAAGCATATTTGTTGTCCGAAAAAGTTTGATAGAGCAATTCACCATTTGTACTTACCTGCAATATATTGTCCCCAATCTGGAACAACCAATACTGATAAAAACCATGTCTATCTATCCAACGAAGATAAATACCACACTCTGAAGAATCTACTACCAACCTATTTATAACAGCCCCATCACCTATCGGAGTAAACGTATTATCAAACGTGTATTCAAATGTACTGGCAGGCAAATCCTCATCCAGACGAATTACCGCAAAATCTTTAGCTGACGGAACCAATCCTGCAACATTGATGTGATTTAATCCTGCGGATAAGTTTTTTGTAACATATCTATTTTGGTCATAACGAAAGCGAACAGTCGCTCCCTCAGCCACAAACAATGAGAAAGTAAAAGGAAACTTTCGGAACCATCTCACTACACGAGGTGCATTAAATACCTCACCAATATTAATTGCTCCCCAAATACTATCAGTAGTAAAACTAAAATTATCAACACTCGTAGAAACCGTTACCGACACTCGAATTGACTGTAACAATGAAGTATCAACAGAAAAGAAAGAACGCATATAACACGAAATATCAGCATATACTTTTCCTGAATAAGAACTCCTTACATCTGTATATTTTTTCCCATTGGCCGCAATGCTGATAGTCACTGTATTATTAGTTTGAACTGTTATCTCTTGTGGATTAAAACAGAAGCACACAGTATCAGGATACCATATCTGATGATTATTTTCAAATATTGCTGTTCGCATTGTTATTCAAATTTATATGTTGTACATCCTTTGAGAAAATACCAAATACACGATTCATTACATTCTGTATCGTTCTTTCAATATCTTCTGAATATATGTCCCCATGCTTTCCTGTCCGATATAGTTCAGTACCTTCTCGAGCTATTTTCCGAGCTACGAGGTATGCAAAAGACTTAGGCTTCTCCACTTGAATCCCCTTATCCATCATCCACTGCCGGATAATCTTATAAAATCCTTTAGGAACTTTCCCCGGTCTGCGTCCCGTTTCCAATACGCCGAAAGCCTGCCTACCAAACAAGAAGCCATGATTATCATCTACCACAACATGCAAGCTTTTGATAGTCCTTCCACTTGCACGCTGCCCAGCCCGTATATGATTCTCAATGATACGTTGCCGAAGACTGTCCAACTCCTCAATCAGAATACCTTTTATTTCTTTTCTCCTATCTTCCATAACTAACACATGGGTACTCCTTGAACCTCTTTAAGTTTCAATTCTATCATTATCCCAGTAACATTCACATCCAACTTATCGTAAAATATGGAGTAAGGTACTTCATCACTCACCCACTCAAACAGTCCGCTTTTATTCAGTTCTTTGATAAACTGTACGGCATATCCTTTGCACCTCTCAATAACCTTATCATTCTCCACCCCGTCGAAATCAAACCTTGTCTTATCTGCAAATGCTATCATACAGTTAGGGCAATCCTTCAACTGTGTTCTGGATATAACGAACTTACCGGATACAGGCAGTAAGTTAATCATAGCCGGTAATGGCATTTTATCCAACCGGACGTTAGCCGTCGCCCAGTTATCAAACAAATAGGTTATGTCTTTCAGCTTTTCTGCAACAGACGCTATTTTCCTCTCTACACTTGTGTTCATTTGTTATTATCTTGATAAATTTTACGTAATCTTCGTTCATATCTTATCTTCTCTGCATCCATATCAAGACATTTATACACTCTGACCCATGGAACACTTTCTACCTGCTCATGGTCAGTAATTCCCATACGGGTTGCATAATAGTCCACCAACCCAAACAAGCCAAATGATAACTGATCCACACCCGCACGTTTTTCCTCAGGAGTAGGCGTCACACTCGTTGTTTCAAACAGCTTGGTTATCCGTTCCACCTCTTTAGTAACCCATGAGGAAAAGCCCAAAACATCCTCTACCTCACATGCTTCTATTTGTTCAACCGATAACCCCAAAAGGACATGACATGGCATCATTATGCAATCAATATCGCTTGATATAGATTGCAGCCCCATAAGCTGCCCAATAGTGGCATCATTCAGATTATCCGGCAAACGAACTCCCGAAATGAAGTCCGGCTTTGGAAGCTTTCTTATCCGCTCCAACAGTTCAATAGCATTGCTTGCCACCTCACTTAATATCAAAAATTCTTTTACTGTCATATCTGTCCTAATTTTGCTTTTGGTCGTTTGGGAATTGGCTTGATACGGAAGAACATTGCCATTATCAGCATATCAAGATAATCCGGAGAATGACCAAGAATCTCTTTCATTTTCTCTTTACTGATTATTCCTTTCTTTCGGGTATCAGCATCTATATGGTCTTGCTTTAAAACTCCTAATTCTTCGATTATACGCTCTCTTTGGGCTTCCGTACATATAATCCTTATCTGTCGGTTATTTATCAGTTCTGCGAGCTTAAAAGCGCACTCTGATTTCAGATTGTCAAACTCCAGATTAATCGGGCGATTACCGCCATGAAATTCTTTGATACCATTCAGATAACTTTCAAGATAACTCCCCAGCCCATCGCTATCAACTATCATCATACTGCGTGGAATACTCCACTGTATCATCATGTTTTTAAGGTCTGCTTCAATGGATTTGCCCGTACTGTATTCCTGGTCTAATCTGATATAGCATACATTACCTATCCAATGCCCACTGACAAAACGGTCTCGGCCTTTCATGGCAAGGTCAGAAGAACCAGTCGATAAGCCTACCGGTTGTACATGCTCGTTTGTAAACAAGTCACAAATAGCATCATAATCACAAAGTACTGCCGGATCATTATCATATTCCCAATTGCCGAAATACAAACGCTCTTTCGTTACTTTATCATTAGTATTTTTCAAAGTGTTTATATAGTCTTCTGTTGCAAATGGATTGTCTTGTACCAACGCCTGTATAAAAGCATAACCATCTTTTAACTTATGCTCTTTCCATGGTTTATAAAATTTATCGTATAACCAATTCTTTTTGGGATTACAAGTAATAAGAATTTTCCCTGGAACATTATAGACATCATTCAAGTGCCGCCCTATACGGGTCTGTAACACTTCAAAGGCCAATCTATTCACTTGACCCGCCTCTTCGATCCATCCACCCGTAAATTCCAAGGAGCCGAAACGTTCATACATCGGGTCTTTATAGGGGTAATATGTCAAATCCAAAAAGATAATCTCACTCCCATTATCGAACTTGATGCCGTCATTTGTCAAGTGATAATATGGATAGCCATGAGAGTTAGCCACTTTAACAAATGTCACCGCTATAGATGCTCGACTGTCTTTGAGATTATTTCGCCCCGCAAACCAACGAGTTCCGGGAAGATAATGGCAACATTGCATCAGCCATTCACAACCGAGCCATGACTTACCACCGCCACCGGCACCACCATAACATAAGAACTTCGTAACATCGTCACGAAGATAGTTATAGGCTAAACGCTGTTTTATGTTGACTCTCTCTCCCATCACTTCACACTCTCCGCTTCTTTGGTATATGGAAGAAATGAAAATGACTTAAACTCTTTCCCTGCATTCGTATGGTCTACTTCCTGCTTATCCGCAAGCCCAAGTTTACGAGCAATAATATTCGCATTGAAAGCACCGACACATGCACCCTCAAACTGTTGCGTTTCGATTGTTTCTTCCACGCGTGCGATGACCTCTAAAAAATCTTCGTCGTTCTTATTTTTACATTCCGCACGAAAGGTGCTCCACCATTTAGATGAAGCACCTACATAAATACAAAATCCAGTAAGAGAATACGGACGGGAAGTCGGGGAAACTTCTTGCTGCACTTGCTGCTCATTAACAGTTTCCACTTTCTTCCCTTTCTTTCTTTTCACAGGAACTGTCTTTTGAACAGCTTTTTTGGAAAGCCAAGGATTTTCATCGCACCATTGGAAATACTCACATGCAGCTTCCCACAAAAGTTCCGGCGTGGAAAAGAGTTTATCTCTCCCATGCTTACTCCTTAACATCCAAAATTTATTTCCCGTTGGTGCTGCCATATCACTTCTTCATTCTGATTATTTCTCCACAATGGGGACATGCCATTTCAATATATTCGGTCTTCTCTTGCTCTAAGTTCTCTTCAATACGTTCCGTTTTCTTTTTGAAAGCCTCGTTCTCTTGACGTTCCATTTCCTGACTGAACTCCCGCTGTACTTCCTCTGCTTGCATATCTTCTGTTGCATAATCATTTGCCGGAGTAAAGTCTACATCAAATCCGAGTAACTGTTCTATTGGCTCAAAAAAGAAATCTTGCATATCTGCAGGGACATTCATAGTCCTAAGTTCACGTATCAGTTTATCTTCATCCCATGATGCAAACTCCGATGTCTTATTATCAGCAATACGATACTGGCGTGCCTTTTCTTCGTCCAAATCAGCGACTATACAAGGTACTTCCTTATATCCAAGATTTAAGAGAGCAAAGTATCGTGTATGGCCGACAATGATTTCAAGATTCTTATCTACTACAAGCGGTTGGTTAAAGCCAAACTTCTTGATTGATTCCTCTACCGGTTTGATAGCCTTGCTATTGTTCCGGGCATTATTCCAATATGGAATGATTTTATCTATTGCAATATTCTGTATATCCATAATCATAACTCTGCTGAATCTGTGTGATGAATAATTTCTTTAATGGCTTTGCTGTATTCGTAGTTCTTGAACATCTTAGCAAAGCCGGTGATGTGCTTAAGTTTTACAAGCTCTAATGGTTCCATGCCAAGCTTCTTACAAATGACTGCATCCGACTCTCCATTTTTAATCATGTTATAAATGATATTCGTCATGCCGTCAACAGAATGTTTACCACGTGCCCGGTTATGCCGGACCGTAGATGCCATACGGTCATTGACATCCTTTTCAATAACCACAATGGGGAGACGACCACTATTCCGTCGGGCAATATCCTTGTACATACGTGCAATGAGATTACGGTGAAAACCGTCTACAATAATATATTTTTGCTCTTCCTCGCTCCAAATCGTAACGATAGGCTGAGTATATCCATCTTCACGAATGGAAGTATAAAGCAACTGCATTTCCTGCTTTGCCACGGCATTAGGATTATAGTTGTTTGCCTTTACCATTTCCATTGGAACCCAAAGAACACGATCCACCGGGTTTACTTTCTCCGGGGACAAGGAAAATAGAAGTTGCCTCACTTCATTCAAAAAGTTTATTTTGTCCGGCGTTTCATCAAGCATCCGGATGATTATTTCTTTTAGCCTTTCCATATTTATACTTTGATTTATGAACCAATAATCTGTTATTTAACTTTGTCTGTTCAAAGTCTTCGGTAATAATCCCACGAGCAAAAGCGCGGTAAATATCAAGACGGTCTACATCAGACCAATTTGCTACTTTAGTAATCACTGTCTTCAGATTATTGGAGAAAATGATTTTATTCTTATCCTCAGCCACTATGTTATCAATGAGATACTTCAAATATTCCGACCAATCCTTAAAACAGTTCGGATAATTACGTATCTCTTCAAAGGCATCCAACAGAAGATGATTTGTCGTACCAATATTGGGGATACGGGTGTACATGGCATTATATGCCTTCGGGTCAATTTCCTGCAAGTAAGGGATATTCTGATTACTGTTCTCATGAATCAGAGAGGACACCCTGGCCGAACGTAGCGGCTCTTTTGAGAAAATGTAATTGTAGGCTTTATTATATCTTAACCGATTGGAGAAGATATAATACCAGATATCGCGGTAAGACCAATCATACAAAGGGTACATAACTATTCCATGACTGCAACGCTTTCCGTATGTCATACCAGGGAGGGTCTCCTTGCCTGTTAATCCTGCACGACGGGCCGGAGATTCCTCAATACGGACACCACCCAAAGAAACATAATCTTCTCCTAAGTGATGAAATGCAATAGCGTTGAACATGTCTTTAAATCTGTCAGCATCATATACATTCTCTTTGAAAGCAATATCCTCTTTTTCACGCATCCATTCTTTTCCTGGTTCCCAAGGAATAAACCAATCACCGCTATTAGCGTTCCATAATCTGAATGGTACTTGTACCCAAATAGGCTCTACTTCTGGCAAAGACATAACATAACGCATATACTCGACTGTATATGTGTACTCACATTCCTGGTCAAGAAACATAACCGGTAGCTTTCGAATACCAAGTTCACGTGCCACTTCCAAAGTGATATGCAGCAAAGCGGTACTATCTTTGCCTCCAGAAAAACAAACGCCCAGACGGCCACCTATAGAAAATAGCTGCCTTATGCGTTCTTTCGCCGCTTCATACACATTTTGTTCTGAATATAATATCATACGTTAGTCACGATATAATAGTTACCAAACTCTTTTACTTCACAATGAGGAAAGCCTTGTTCCAGCTCACACCTCGAATGTTCATAATATTCCAATTCGCAACCGCTACGTTCATAAGTCACCGGATGATACGTTTCTTTATAGAACATAAGGAACAAATTCTTCTCCTCAGGGATATCCGTTAACGCTTCGACTTCAATGTAACTGGCCGAACCAAACAGAGCGACAACAGTATTGAATACCATAAACTTTAGGTTGAACATCTCAAACGGAATGCATAGATTATAATACCCAGGATGCTTCTTCCTAAAAACTTCAAGCATCTTATTGCTCGGATCGATACCGAAATATTCATCTGGAGATACTTTCAGAATATCAAGGAACAATCCGGTGCCACATCCCACATCAAGAATAATTCCGGGAACATCAAAAAGCATCGAGGCTATCTTATTATTCTCCTCAATGCTGACTTCATCTTTAAACAAAGAATCGTAACTCTCTGCAATTGCATCATACTGACTTGCTGCGTACATACTATATTATTTTGATTTACAAAATAAAGATACCGAATAATCCATGAACGGACTATCCGGTATCAAAGAACTTACTGACACAATTTGGCAGAAGGTTTTGCTCAATATGAAAAAAGATATTAACTTTGAAACAAATCAAATATCAATATAAAAATGGAAATAAGTATATCTAAAGAAACCGAACGTTTTGCTGATTTCCTAAAACAAAAAGACAATGAGAACATTATCTTTTCCGGAGCTTTTGGAATAGGCAAATCATATTTTCTAAATAATTTTTTTAATCAGCACAAAGACAAATACACTGGAATATATCTAACCCCAATTAATTACTCTGTTGCTAATAACGAAGATATTTTTGAGTATATCAAAGTGGACATATTAATGCAGTTATTAGAAAAAGTTCCCTATGATTTTGAGAAACAAAAAATATCATTAAGCAATGCGGCATTTTTTTATATGGTAAACCATCCTAAAGATTTTTGGGGTAATTTTTTTTCTATAGCAGAAAAAGTTACCTTTGGCACAGATATCATAGACAGGTGTATCGCACTGAAAGAAAACATTGAAACATATGCAAAAGATAATTCGAAAAATGAAGAATCCCATATCAAGAAATTCTTCGATAGCATTAGCATAGAGAAAGGAAGCATCTATGAAGATAATACAATAACTCAAATCATCCGTTCTATTGTATCAAGCACCAAAACCGATAATAGTCCCAATAAACAAATCGTCCTCATTATTGATGATTTAGACCGTATCGACCCTGAACATATTTTTAGAATATTAAATATATTATCAGCACATAATGATTTTTGTGGTACTAAAGAGCATAAATTTGGATTTGACAAAATAATTTTAGTATGCGATATTGATAATATAAGAAACATTTATAGTGCCAAATATGGAATAAATGTAGATTTCAATGGATACATTGATAAATTCTATAGTAAAGAAATATACCATTTTAATAATACAAATGAAATTATAAAAGCCATAGCACATATTCTTGCAACAACCAAATCAGATCAAGAAGTGGGTCTAAATAACAATGGCTATTATTCACATATAATCTGCTGTAGTATATTATCCACATTTGTCAAAAATGGGTCAATTAATATAAGAACATTACTGAAATATATTAATAAAGATTTTAAAGGAGATCGATTGGTTTATATAGGGCGAAGGAGAGTACCAGTATATATGTTTCCCAATTTGGTTGTTTTCGATTTTATTCGGACAATGTTTAGCACAATAAAGGATATGGAATCTGCTATAAATAAACTTAATAAATCAAATTTCAGCATTGAAGAATCTGAGTATATTTTGAAAATATTTATAGCATTAGCTGATTATCACAATTTTGAACAAGGTGAGTACACCTATTACAATAAAGAATATAAAGCAATAATCAATATCAATATAGGAATAGTAGACTTTGCAAAAGAAGAAGTACCGGAAATTGACCCATCATTAGTACTGAAAGAAGCTTTCAATACATATAGCACTCTTTTTACGTAAAAGGATAATGGTATTCTGATTTTCCAAATCCTTATTTTACAATTAAATCATTAATAGTTAACATATACACCTACCTACTAAACCATGTTATAAGTAAGCTAAACAAAGGGATATAATTTGCATAACTCCCACAAATCCGTACATTTGTAATGTGTTTTTCATAGTATTAGATTTAAGGTTAAACAAAGATTAGCTGTCTGGGATAGATAGCCTTTTTTTGTAACCATTGGCAATATCTTTTCTTTATTAATCACTTGGTCGTTCATGCCGTTCTTTTAATTGTTTCAAGACTATTTCTATGCCGTTATCAAGCCCTTTGCCTTAATTCCGGCAACTGTTCCTCAACGCTTATCCACGGAGATTGCTTTGCCTCCAATCGTACCATATTTACGGTAGTCATGGCTATTTCAGTAAATACTACGGTTTGCCCGTCTATCACCTCGATATTGATAAGTGAGTTGCTATTGATTAAATCTTCTGCTTTCATATTTTATTGTTCTATTTGATTAAAAAGACATGTCTCCGAGGGGAAGTATAAATTGTCACATTTAAAACTTTGTCATCAAAATGGAGAACGTGCCCAGATTATTGTTACTTTTGTGACGTCAAATTTAAATTTTATATTATGGAAAAAAAAGATTTAGAGATTGGATACATAGTACAAACTAACTTATGCTATGGTTATTCAGGAGTTCAAAGTGCTGCGGTCTGTATAGTACCTCTAATGATCGTAGAGGTTACAAATATCTTCGAAGATAAAATTGAATTTGCGGAAATTTCTAAGAGTCTTAAAACCTATGTTCATCTTCAGGATATACAGGGATTGCCTTTAAATTCATGTATTTTAGGTAAATTAGGGTTTACGCATATAGATAAAACTTTAGCTCTATGTCCTGCTCCTGAAAAGATATCGGGACAAGTATTTGAAGCTACCATAGACAATACAAAAATACAGATAATCCAGGATGGCAATAAATATAAACTATGTATGGGAAGTAGTAGATGCCCTTTGGACATTTCGTTTGTTCATGAGATTCAAAAGAACAAAACTACAAACGGCAAGCCATTAAAAATAAATCCAGTACTTTTCGATGAATCAAATTAGCACAAGTATAATAAGGAATGTCAAATTGGCATTCCTTACTTATACCAGCGTCCACCACAATACCGACAGACAAAATAATCTCCCATACTCATAACCTGTGTTTTCTCGTCAACACATATATGACACATGCAAACATTGTGGTCGCCATCTGACACGGGTTCCTGAATTTTATCATATTCCCAAAGAGATAGTTTACCTTTAGCTGGTATTGGTTCAGGGAATAAGATAGGATTAGCAAGTAGCCAATTATAAACTCCCTTCTCTGCCCAAATAGAAGGATGATTCATCACACAGTCTATTATCTCCACACTTCCAATGATGGCAGAATTTATATATCCCTCACCGCAAATAATCTCTCTCTGAAATCCAAGTGAGAAACTGTCCCATTGTTGCCTTGTGAATACACTATTAGGATTTATCATTTCCACAGGGATGGCACTTGAATGTATCAGCACCCTCTGTCCGATATACTTCTTAGGGCACGGCCAAGTCCGATTTTCGATGTCTTTAATACCGTGGACTATCAAAGATGCCCACGGCTGTTTTATTGTTATTGCTTTCATAAATAGGTTTTCTAAAATTTTATTCTAATTTTGTTCCATAATTTTATTTGTTATACTTTAAATAAGTAGTTATTCACATTTAAATATCAAGCTATATGGAAAATAATGGTGTATTAGATGTCGGAGGAAAATTTATTATTACATACGATGAAGAAAAAAAAGCTGTAGTAATAAGTACTCCCGGCAATAATTTAATTGAAATCAACGATAATTATAAACAGATTCGTCTTGTAGACCAGCATAAGAATGAAATCAAAATGGATAGGGAAGGTATCAGCCTCACATCTACCAAAAATATAACGCTGAAAGCAAAAGGCGACATCACGATGGATACCACGATGAAAATCAGCGGTATCGCCAAGCAGGACATTAGTCTGGAAGGACTGAACGTAAAGGTGCAGGCGAAAATCGGAGCGACCGTTAAGGGCAATGCCACGGCGGAACTCTCGGCAAGCGGTCAGACCACCGTAAAAGGTGCGATGGTAATGATTAACTAATTTAAATTCTAAAACTATGCCTCCAGCAGCAAGAATAACAGACATGCACACCTGCCCCATGCAGACCCCGGCGTTTCCCTCGCCGATACCGCATGTGGGCGGTCCCGTAGTGGGTCCGGATGTGCCAAACGTACTGATAGGCAAGATGCCTGCCGCCGTGGTGGGCGATATGTGTGTTTGTGCCGGTCCGCCGGACACCATCATCAAAGGCTCGGCAACGGTAATGATTGGCGGCAAACCCGCCGCACGCATGGGCGACAGCACGGCGCATGGCGGCTCGATAGTCAACGGATGCCCCACGGTAATGATAGGTGGATAAATATTGAAGCCATCCTCTTGATAGCATCAATAACTTTATATCCATTTTCATTCATGTTTTTATTAGTTATGAATTGATTCACCACAGATTACACAGATTCAGATTTTATTGATTATCTAATTAATAAATCTGTGTAAGCTGTAGTGAGTATTATTCTTTTATTCCGTTCCCTATTATCCTCAGATACACACATCTTACACCATGATGTCTTGATGTGATACACTTTTCCATTGCGATGAATCGTTCTATCGTAGAAGCAGGACAGCAGGAGTAATTTTCTGCAACGACTGCATACTTTGCGCTCTTTCCCGTCCACTATCACCCGGTTTCTCGGTTTCCGCTTCACTATTTCACACGAACCACATTCGGATGCACCGTACTTTCGGCAATAGGCAAGTGAATGCTTACCACATTTGGCAAAAGAGGTACAATCCGAGCGGGGAACTGTCTGATGAACATTCATACTGCATCATCCAATAAGTCAAACAACGTGGGCGCGCTCACTTCCATTTCAGCTTCGTACAGGTATGAGAGGCTGTCTCTCCAATAGTCATAATTCAATTCCGTAGATAATCCCCTACGTCCCAAATTAACAGCGCAGTAGGGCACGGTGCCGATACCACCGAATGGGTCAAACACCAGTTCACCCCTGTTTGAGTACCGTTCAATCAGCCTTTCGACAATATCAAGTTGTAACGGGCAGATATGATTTTGCCGCTTCTTCTGGGATTGTTTCGTATTGAGTGTTCGCATCCGGGTAACATCGTCCCATATCCACGGTTTCTTACTCACCGGGTCAACGGCCATAAACGTTTTAGGTAGTTTTCCGTATTCTTCCAGTTCCTCAGCGAACGATATGTGTTCCTCGTAGTTATATATATGCTCACGCTCGTAATTCCTAAACAAATGGCGTATCTTGTCAATGCCGGCGCCTTTCATATCCTCGTAACTCAACAGAGAGTTACCCGAAGATTTCCAACTTGCATGAGCATCTATCTGCCAACGGGCCAGCGAATATTCACTCTTGTTTTTTGTCACCGGCAAATCAGCATAGGCCCGTGAGGTATCAGAAGGCAGTTTGCGGAAAAGAAGAATATATTCCGGGCAACCGATACCCATCTTTGAACCGTCCTTACACATTTCGGTATAGCCAAGTCGGTAAGTCTGGTTATTCTCCCTTACTACATCCGTATCCACTGTAATACGGCCCATATATCTAAATCCATGTTTCATGTAATGGAATACAGTCATTTCGCTGAACGGGTCAATAGTAGGCATACCGTCACCCGTAGCATTGCCGAATAATACACGGTCCTTCACATGGATGCACGCCAACCGACCCGGTTTCAATATGCGCATCAGTTCAGGGGTAAGGTAATCCATTTGCTCAAAGAACTTGTCGTTACTCTCATTGTGCCCGAAATCGTTATAGGTAGGCGTGTACTCATAGTGATTGGAAAACGGAATACTTGTTACTATCAAGTCTATTGAATCGCTTTCCATCTTTTGGCATTCAAGAACATTGTCGTTATTGATAGCCTTCCACAGCTTGCCGGATTTCTCTTCACGGCTGGCGAACATCCAGCGCATCATCTTCTCCTCAGCCTGCAATCCGAACAAACCGTTCTCACGGACAATATCGGTCATCTTGGAAACCATTTCCCGATGTTGCGTCCATTTCTGCATGAAACTCTTAAATATCTCGCCCTCGCTTTCAGCATAGACCAGATAAAGGTCAACCGGATGCTGTTGCATGAAACGGTAGATACGGGCTATCGCTTGGAACTTATCATTAAAACGGTAGTCGATGAACATGATTGCCTTGTGGCAGTGGTACTGGAAGTTCAAGCCCTCGCCAAGCATTTCCGGTTTGGCGGCAAGATACTTCAGCCGCCCGTCTTTGAAATCCGCTATTACCTTATCTGCTTCGTCATCATCCTGCGAACCATATACAGCCTTGCATCCGGGTATGGCGTCACATAATGCCTTCCGTTCATTTTCCAAGTCATGCCATAAAAGGAAATGGTCGTCCCTGTTTTCCGGGCGGTTGATAATCTCTACCACACGGGCAATCTTTTCCTGCATATTGTCCCGGCGTTCTTTCGCCGCGTCAGCAAGTCCGAGGGCAGCCTCACGGAACATTTTCACCTGACCGTCCCTGTCCGTGCCGGCAGTGGAGTTGTCCACGCTCACCACCTCTTCATGCACCCGCAGTTCCGGCAACTCATATCCGGTATCGGGATAACCGAGGTCGGACGGTTTGGTAAGGAACAACGCCCATGTAGATACCCATAGCCAAAACTCCTTCTCCTTATGCGGGTAAAGAGTGAGGTTATTCGCCTTCGTGCTGTCACGTTGAAAGAAACGGGTAAGCGCCTGCCCGGTATCCATCACACCAAGATAACCGGCATAATGTATCAGCTCCTTGTATCTGTTGGGTGACAGTGTGGCAGTGGCAACAAACCTGTACGGTACTTCTGCAAACAAAGGAAGAAACTCCTGATAGGTCTTGGTACCGAAACCGCGTAATACGCTCGCCTCGTCCAAAGAGGTTGCAGTGAAATAGGACGGCTCTATCCTCACTCCGTCCTCTCCGTCACGCACTCGCTCATAGTTTGTAACCATAATATCAGTGGGGCATATCATCACATCCGCCATAGTACGCACATAGGTAACTTTCATGTGCAGATGTTGTTCCGCTTGTGTAAGGAACTCGACCACTACACGCTTGGGACAAACTATCAGCCCTTTACCACCTTTGTGTTTCAGGACTACCCGGAGTATCTCCAACTGGGTAACGGTTTTCTGCATACCGAAACTGGAGAATATCGCACGGCAACCATCTGACACAGCCCAACGGACAGTATCTTTCACATGGGGGTATAACGACGAGGTTAATTCTTCCGGCTTAACTTCAAATCCTGTTTGATGACTGATAGCCATCTTGTCTTTCAAAAACTCGATATAATCTTTCATTGTACTATCTATTTATTGTCTCATAAGTAAAGTATATCACATCACAGGGGTACTTGGCATACAGCCGCTTTCTCTCAGCCTCGATGTCGTTTGTTTCAATAGTCACTTTTTCACACCGACGATTATCGCCGGTGATGTATTCTATTTTTCGGATGATATGTTTCATGCTGATAATCTATTACGAATTAAACCTATGTTCTTTTTGACAAGTCCTATGATACGTTTATGGTATTCTGTATTCTGGTTACATGCACCACGGGATTGGACTACTTCAAGAGTTTTCAGAGACAATTCTATCGTCTCGATGCGTTTTTCCCCGATACGAGCAGAAAGGATAAGGCAATCATTACGCTTGTAATACCCATTCGTATATACGCAATGGTGCATTGCTTTCCCTTCTTGGTAGAACTGGGTTATACTTTCCAATGGACGGATAGTTATACTTCCGTCCGTAATCTCCAAACCGAAGAACTTCTCCATTCTTTTGTAAAACTGAATGATATTCTTTCTACGTTCCTTTTCACAACGGATTGCTTCCCGTCTTTCCCTATCTCTGCGAAGCTTTGCTTCAATGCTCCTTTTCTTATTCATTAGCAAATCATGCTCGACTTTCAAGTTCTTAGGACAGACATATTTGGCGTTACGTACGTCTTTCTTGAAATAGAGCAGC